CGGCTGGCCCTATGCCGTGGCTCGCAGCGTCATCAGCTACCTGCAGGACGCGGGCTACATCGTCAACGAATGCGGCGCATGGAGGCTCGCGTGAGTGGACTACCTGAAGCACTTCGAGGAGATGCTGTCGCACTACGCGCGCCTGGCGGCGACCTGCCCAGCGTGGAAGCGCTACGCGTGGGACCGGGTGCGGGAGATGGCGACGGAATGCCCGGAGCTGTACGCGGACCTGCCGCGCCGGCTGACGCTGGCCATGAAAGCGCAGGCGGATTCGTCTCCCGCGACATTGAGCGCAAGCCGCTGACAGTGACGCTGCCGTTCCCGGATCCGTCCCTGATGCCCAACCGGAAGAACGGCAAGCACTGGGGCGCCACGCACGCGGCCAAGGGCGAAGCCTGGAAGGCGGGCTACTACCTGACGCACGAGGCCATGAAGCGCCACGCCGGGGTGTGGTTCTCCACCCGCGGTCAGGTGCCGGTAACGCTCACGTTCTGCCCGCCGGACCGGCGCAAGCGCGATCTGGACAACCTGCTGGCGGCATCCAAGGCGGTGCTCGATGGGGTGGCGGCTGCGTTGCTGATGGATGACCGTGAATTCGAGCCTGTGACGCTCAAGCGAGGCGAGGCCCGCAAGGGCGGGGCGATGGTGCTGGAGGTGGGATCGTGAGCGACGCCCTGTCCATCGAACTGCACAACCGCGCGCAGGCGTGGATCGCCATCCAGCAGCAGCTGTTTCCCTTCCTCAAGGACGTGCTGCAGGGCGGCGGCCGCTGGGTCCTGACCGTGGGCCGACGCAAGCGCACTTCAAAGCAGAACCGCCGCTACTGGGGCAAGGGCGTCCTGGCCCAAGTCGCAGAGCAGGCTGTGGTGAACGGACGCCAGTTCAGCGCCGAGACCTGGCACGAGCAGTTCAAGCGCCAGTTCATCGGCGTGATCGAGCTGCCCAACGGGCAAGTGATCGGCAAGAGCAGCACGGATCTGAGCACGACTGAGTTCTCGGCCTTCTGCGACCAAGTGGAGGCGTTCGCCGCCTCCGAGTTGGGCGTGACGTTCTACGACCTGGCGCCACGGGAGGCTGCGTGATGCTGCGCCGCACACCCATGAAGCGGGGCAAGGGCTTCAAGTCCAAGCGCCACGACGCGCCGGCCGTCCCCCGCGAGGACCGCCCGATGGCGCTGTATCCGGCAACCCGCCGCGGCACCTACGGCGGGACGCTGGGCGAAGCGGCGCCCAAGACCCGGGCCCGGCGCAATCCCACGGTGCTCGAGATGGCCCGCGGCCGTACCTGCCTGATCCGCCGGCCGGACGTGTGCGTCGGCCTGACCGAGACCACGGTGGCGGCGCACTCCAACCTGCTCGTGCACGGCAAAGGCAAGAGCCGCAAGGCGGACGACTGCTACACGGTGTGGGCGTGCTTTCCCTGCCATGCCTGGCTGGATCAGGGCGGCGCCAGCGCGCAGGAGAAGGAAGCGGCGTTCCGTGCTGCGCTGCAGCGCCAGGCCGACCAATGGCAGGCGATCGCCCGGGATGCATCGGAGCCGCCCCGGTTTCGCGCCGCGGCGCAGTGGGCGCTGGATCAACTGGACGAGAACAAGGAGCAGAAGTAATGGCGAAGCCGGCCAAGGTCCACACGGTGGCCAGCCTCAAGGCAAACACGGAGCAGGAGGGCGACTGCCTGCTGTGGAAGGGATCGCTCGGATACCACGACGTCCCGCAGATCTACAACAAGGGCGAGGGCGTCGTTCCGGTGCGCAGGCTGCTGTCCGACCTGCTGGGCAAGGAGCGCACGGGCCGCTATTACGGGGTGAGCTGTGAGAACCCGCGCTGCATCGCGCCGGTTCACATCGAGCAGCGCTCCCAGGCTGAGCACTCCAAGGCCATCGCGCACATCTCCAACAAGGGCGCCGCGGTCATGAAGCGCAAAGCGTCCTGCACGGTTCGCAGGCGCGCCAACCCGCCCAAGCTGGACATGGAGCGCGCCGCCGCGATCCGCGTGGACACCCGTCCGACCGGGCAGGTTGCCGACGAGTACGGAATCGACCGATCAATGGTCTGGAAGATCAGGACGGGCCGCGCATGGCTGGACACCGCCAGCCCGTTCGCCGGACTGCTGATGGTCGCCGGCCAGCAAGCCCTGCGCTGAGGGCAACCACATGGAGGGACTGATGATCGCCAAGAACTTCCGCCGCTTCCCCGAAGCGCTGGCGCTGCAACTGTGCCTGCCCCTGGCGCAGGTTCACGCCCGGCTCGTGCGAGCACGGCACATCACCAGCGCCTCCCACAACGTGGCCCCGCCAGTCGGCGCCCTTCGCCTGCCCGTGAGAACCCGCGACCGGGACGTGGAGGACTTCCCCATCGGAACCGTGGTCCGCACGCCCCTTGGGATGCTGGCCAAGGTGGAAGGCTACCGCGGCGGCAAGAGGCTCGGAGGTGGCCAGAAGGATGATCACGAGCGGTTGTTCTGCCGGTACATGGACGCCGCCAGCAAGAAGTTCGGGACCGTGCTGCTGCAGCCCAGCAAGGTCGAGATCGTGGAAATCCCGGAAGGAAGGAACTGATGGCCCGTCCATCCAAGCTAAGCCCGGAGCAGTGGGCCGAGATCGAGCGCCGGCTGGCTGCGAGCGAGTCGGCAAGCGCCTTGGCCCGGGAGTTCGGGGTGCATGCCAGCCAGATCACTCGCCGGGTTACGCAAGTTTCGCAACAGGTGCGGGAAGTTGCGGAAAAGGTTGCGATTGCCCAGACGGCGCTGGCCGAACTGCCCGTTGCGCGGCAATACAGCGCCCTGTCGTTGGCCGATGAAATCCGCGGGCTCCAGAACGATGTCCTGGCAGCCACGCGCCTCGGCGCCAAGAGTTCGCTTCGGCTGCATGCCATGGCGAATACGGAACTGCAGAAGGTGGACGACGCCGAGCCGCTCAAGTCGCAGGATGCGCTCAAGGGCGTGGCGGTGCTGACCAAGATGGCCAACGAGTCGATGGCGCCCGCGCTGGCGGTGCTGCAGGCCAGCAAGGATCGGCTGCGGGAAGACCCGCCGGACCCGAACGCCGCACCGACGTCGGGCGTGCTGGTGGTTCCCGGCCTGGCAGCCGACAGCGCCTCTTGGGCGGCTCAGGGAGGAAAGTGATGCGCTACACCGACAAGCAGATCCAGCGCCTGATTGATAGCTGGCTCGGGCTCGGCACGGACGACCGGACGCGGTCCATGAGCCTGCCTGAGTTGCAGGCAAAGATTCACGTATGCGAATGCTGCGGCGACGCGACCGAGGAATGCGGCGACCGGGCCGCCGAGTACAAGGCGGCGCGCGAGCAGGGCATGGAGAACCTGCGGGCGCTGCTGCGGGCGCGGATCGCCGAGGCGTGACTTTCCGGCGCCGCCAATCCCCGCGAGCCGGACGATAGCTGCACTCGCGGGAGCCTCCTACCTTTCACCCGGGCCGACCACCTGGGAACAAGCTCCTGATGCCGAACGCGACCGCCGCCCGCACACGCTTGTTCACGGCGCCGCGCGAGGTCAATCCGTTGGAGGCTCGCAAGTAGTGAGGCGGCAATCGTGGAGAACGGTCTCAACAAAATGCTAGTACGCGAACGTCTTTTTGAGTTGCTCGAATATGACCCGGAGACGGGCATCTTTCGGTGGAAAGTGTCCCCGAGGGGGAACGTCCGTGCGGGCGAGGTGGCTGGATGCACGAACGAGCGCCGCTATTGCGTCGTCGCGGTTGACGGGGTGCTACACAGAGCCCATCGCCTCGCCTGGTTTTACATGACTGGTGAGTGGCCCCAAGGCGAGGTCGACCATATCAATGGGCAGCGCGAGGACAATCGATTTAGAAATCTTCGCGTAGTCACTGGCGCAATCAATAGCCAGAACCGCCGCCGCGCCAATCGCAATAGCCGCACTGGGCTGCTCGGCGTGTACCCTCACAAGACCGGGTTCCAATCTCGAATCATGGTCGGCGGTAGTCGAAGGCATCTCGGAACCTTTCCGACCGCCGAAGAGGCGCATGCAGCGTACGTAGCCGCCAAGCGCCAGATCCATCCCGGCAGCACTCTATGACGAGGCGGCCTCAGTCCGCATGAAGCTGCCTCCCATCGCTTGGCGCCCGCACCCCGGCAGCCAGGTCCATTTCCTGTCCTGCCCCGTCTTCGAGTGCCTGCTGGAGGGCACCCGGGGCGGCGGCAAGACGGACGCCCTCCTGATGTCCTTCGCCCAGTTCGTGGGCGTGGGGTTCGGCCCGGCGTGGCGCGGCGTGCTGTTCCGCGAGACGTACCCGCAGCTCGCCGATGTCGTCAAGAAATCCAAGCGCTGGTTTCGCCAGTTCTGGCCGGCGGCCAAGTTCAACGAGGCCGACTTCCGCTGGACCTTTCCGACTGGCGAGGAATTGCTGCTGCGCCATGGCCGGGTGGAGGACGACTACTGGAACTACCACGGCCACGAGTACCCGTGGATCGGCTTTGAGGAGCTGACCAACTGGCGGGACGCCGGCTTCTACGAGTCCATGCACTCGTGCTGCCGCTCGAGCCAGCCGGGCATGCCGCGGATGATCCGGGCCACGACCAACCCCTACGGCCGGGGGCATGCATGGGTCAAGGAGCGCTTCTGCCTCGGCCGCGGCGGCGTTCCGCCCATGACCATCATCCGCGACCAGAATGGCCGGGAGCGGGCCTACGTGCATTCGGACATCCACGAGAACAGCACGCTCCTGGCGGTGGATCCGGACTATCTGGGCACGTTGGAGGGCACGCGCGACCCGAACCGGCGCAAGGCATGGCTGCACGGCGACTGGGACATCAACATCGGCGCGTTCCTGGAGGGCGCATGGGATCCGGCGCGGCACATCGTCAAGCCGTTCCCGATCCCCGCGCACTGGAAGCTCTGGCAGGCCATGGACTGGGGCTACGGCAAGCCCTATGCCGCGGGCTGGTTCGCCAAGGATCCCGAGGGCAAGACCTACCTGTTCCGCGAGCTGTACGGCTGCGCAAAGGACGATGACGGCAAGCTGCTGCCCAACGTCGGTGTCAAGGAGACGCCCGACAAGGTGGCGCAGAAGATCAAGGCGCGCGAGGAGCACGATGAGCGCATGGGCTACGAGGTGAGCCTGCGCCTCACGGGCCCGGACCTGTTTGCCAAGGGCGGCGGGCAGTATGGGGTGCAGAACACGCACGCGCAGACGTTCCGGGCGGCCGGGCTGGTGTTTCGGCCCTGGTGGGCGGGCCCAGGCTCGCGCAAGGCCGGCGCGCTGCTGGTTAAGCAGGCATTCGAGCGGGACGAGCTGGCGATCTTCGAGACATGCGTGCACACCATCCGCACCGTGCCGACGCTGGAGCCGGATCCAGACGATCCGGACGACGTTGACACTGAGGCCGAGGATCACGCCTTCGACATGCTCAAGGGCGGATTGATGCGCCGCACCAGCAAGCCCGAGGATCTGGCCGGCGAATCGAGCATTGACCCGGGCCGAGCTCAGGGCGCGGTGGTGCTGCCCGATGGCTCGCACCGGGTGGAAGGCGCGGGCTACCGCAAGGGCTGAGTGATTTTCCGGCGCGGTCGGCGCCGATGGGCTTTAGCTTCCGGCGCTATCCGTCCCCGGACACCGCCCCATGAATCCGACCGAACCCGGCTCGCCCAGCATCGACCTCACCCGCGCCTCGGCCCCTCAATCGTCCGAGCGCGAGGCCGACCCGCTGGTCAATACCTGGTTCTCCCGCATCAAGGCCGGTCAGAAGCACTGGGACAAGCTGCACAAGCGCATGCGCCACAACCGCAAGGTGGTGCGCGGCATCGATGACAACGCCGAGCCGGACAAGGCTTGCTACAACCAGCACCGGGCCAACCTGATCGCCTCCACCCTCACGGTGGTGCTGTCCAAGGTCTACGCCAAGAACCCGGAGATGGCGGCCCAGCCGACCAACAAGGCAATGGACCTGCGCCTGTTCGCCGACACGGTGAGCACGGTGACGCAGACCATGCTGGAGGACGCGGGCCTCAAGAAGAAGGCCAAGGCGTGGGTGCGGGCGGCCATGACCTGCAGCTTTGGCGTGGTCAAGGTCCAGTACCAGCGGGTGACGGCCGGCGAGTCCGACCCGATCATGCGCTCGCGCATTCAGGACAGCCAGGACAACATCCTGCGGCTGGAAGGACTGATCGCGGCGTGCGAGGAC